CTGGCGAGCGGTCACACCGATGGTGGGTGCGAGGAAATCCAGAACGGCGAACACCACGGCGGCGAGCACAGCGAGGGAGCTGATTTCACCCATGTTCAGCTTCTTCTGGGGGATGATGATAGCGGCCACAGCGACTGCTAGACCTTCAACTAAATATTTAATAAAGCGGGTAATAATATCAGAAACCATGCCGTCCATTTGCTTATACATGATAGTTAGAAAATTAGATAATGCAAACTAGCAAATTTGCAAACCACAAGGTCTTAATTATACGACCGGACAATTTGTCAGTCGTCGGTTTAAGGGTTAATTGAAGTACTACACATTAGATAAAATGTCCAGTAATAAACAAATTAAGGAGGATTTCCTAGAAGAAGATGCTGAAATTAGTAGCCAGAAATATGTTCTGCTCAGTTTCCTTTCACCGGAGAATGTGCTTGCAAAAAAGGAGCTCTTTTTCTTTGAGCGTTTCCTTAAAGATTATGAAATTCAGTGGAAGACAAAGAATCTAGAGAGTTTTCTAGCACAACAGGTGAATGCTCTGAATTCTCGTCTTGATGAGAAAATTACAGCTCTAGAGGTTACGGATGCATCTGCTGAGCTGATTGAAGCTGCAAAGGGTTGTCGTATTAAGATTGATGATGTACTTGCCGGATTTAGTGAATATGTCAATAAATCTACGAAAGAGATTAAGCAAACAAAGCTGCAAGATGATTATAGTGAATTTATGTTCCGTGCACAAGAGAAACTAGAGGATGAATTTCTGCAGAAGAATGAGTTCCGTACATCTGTGCGTGGTCTCAAGGTGCGTGGTGTATACTCTACAACAAAGGAGGCTGAAATGCGTGCAAAGAAGCTGCAGCGTGAGGACACAATCCATAATATTTTTGTAGGAGAGGTTGGAAAGTGGCTGCCGTGGGACCCTTCTCCAAATGCAATTAAGGAGCAGGAATATGCAGAAGACCAGCTCAATGATCTAATGAAGAAATATCGGGAGAATGAGGATCAAAAGGAGAAATTCTATAAGGATAATAAGCTACAGAAGCCTGCAAAGCAGATTTTTGGTTCAACAGAGGAGAGTGTGACTGAAGTTGCGAACAGTTTTGAGGGTATGTTCGGAGCTGCAGGTGATTTAGCACTTGAGCGTAAGAAAGCGGCTGCTGCTGAGGCCGAGAAGAAGGATTAAGCGAGGTATCCATCTTGTTCACCGGTAGTAGGGACTGTTATATTTACACATGAATTTGATGCTCCATCACAGAATTGACCTTCATTGCATACAGCACCTGTCTCGGGGTCAGGGGAGCGGCATGGTAAATATGCACTACCAAATTGGCGCTGTGCATTCACCTTAGGGACAATCATATTTTGGAAACCACTTACAACTTTACCAAATATAGAATTAAGGTACTTAATTGAAATAGGTATAAAAACAATAACTGCAACAAAAATAACAATTAAGGAAACAAGGTCACCTTTGCGTTTTGCCATTCTATAATAATACTCTATAAAATGATAGACTAATGAAATATCATTTTATAGATACAAATTTCTGCTTTATGGGTAAACAGGTAGTCCAGATGTTTCTGGCTGTTTTGGAGGAATGTTTGATTCACAATATCCATTCATGCATTTCATGTCTGGGCCATCACAGCCACCTAATTGTATACCGCAACGACCTGAGCCGGGTGATGCAAGAAATGATTCTGATTTACGTAATATAACTAGACCAATACAAGATGCAATTAGGAGTGATATAAGAAGTCCTGTTGTTCGATGTATATCACTTCGCATATTTCTATTTATTAGGTTGTTTTACGAACCTGGATAGTGGGGCCTCGCAACCGTTGTCCGCCTCCCTGTCCATTATAATTATCCCCTCCTCCGCTGAATTCATCAGGTGGTGCCCCTCCACCTAAACTACTAGCTCCACGAGAATGTGCCCAGAATTCAGGTGCACCTAGACGGAAATCACCGTGCATAGCTGCTTTATACCAAAAAATACATTCATCTAAACGATTTGACTGTGTTGCATTATTAATTACAAGACATTCATAATTTTGTGTACATTGATCCATCACTTGACAGAAGAATTCTAATGTAGGGAATGCACCACCATAATTCTCAAAAATACGTTTACGATTGCTTGGGTATGGTTCACGTAAAATAAAAACATAATCTACGTTTGTACGAAGGGCTGGTTGAATACCAAGTGGATATTGCATAGTAATAATAAAGAACACCTTGAGCCAACGACCATTCATGAAAAGATAGCGGATATTTTTATCGTGTGTCCAGCTATCATCGTACATGCAGTCATCAAGAATTAAGAAAGAACGAGGGTCGATGCGTGATTGAATACCTGCTTCTGTCTCTTTTACAATTCGTGCCATGATAATTTTTTGTCGTTTTACATAATTTGCAAGAATCATTGGATTGTATTCCCCATGAATGAAAATTGGAGGAATCATTTTGCTATAAAAAGAGTTTGACTCTTCTGTACCACTAATTACAACGCCTGCAGGCATATTTTGATGATGATAGAGTAAATCACGTACAAGTGTAGATTTACCGGTACGACGACGACCAATAAATACGCATACTGCATCCTGGGGAATAGATTTCATATCAAATTTTTTTAAATTGAAATTTAATGTATTTGCTGAAGCCATTTATATGTGTTCTTGCAAAGAATTAATATAAATATACGCATAATTGTGCGTACATATTATTAAAACAAATACACTGTGATTCAATAAGAGACATGGTTAAAAAGAGAAATAATAAGCCGGAAAAAAGTCAATTTCAACATTTATTGGATAGTTTTCTAGTTGAATCTGCAATTCCAGAATCCTTAAAACAAAGTTTTCCTAATATAAATATTCATCAACGATTTATTCCCGGTTTATGTCGTTTTGCATCAAAGAAAAAACTCTCCAAATTCTCTACATTTAGGACACGTGCTACTCTTATAAAGTGGAAACCATCAGAATGCTCTTGTCAACCCAAAATAACTGGTTCGTGCTCTAAATGCAAAAATGACAAATTTGGAATTGGTACAATTCAATATTCAAATGGAACTATTGAAGAAAAACGTATATTTATAAAAACAATTCATTTACTTGACCCCTTTACATTCGTAAAAGGTGAATATGGCAATAGTAATAAAGAGGAAGAATGGATACCAAATTTAGAAGATTCATATGAAGAACGTCATAAAAAATTAAATTCAACATATAATCAAGCTTACATTGATGCAACGGCACAAGCAATTGTAAGTAGATTAAAAGAAGAGGATATTACTCCACATGCACTATTATCATATGGTATGGTATCTGGTATTCAAAAAAGTTATTGGTATGATATAACAAATGATTTTGAATCATTGCGAGCACGTTCATGGTTTTGGGATTCAGTTGGTAATGATGGTAAATGTTTAAAATTTACGTCAACTACAAATACAGAATTAGATAAAGATTTTATTGAATCATTGCGAACACGACCTGAAATTCTATATGATTCTTCTGAAGAAGATGGTGACGAAGATGAGGAGTTAGAGGATGAAGATGAGGAGTTAGAGGACGAAGATGATGAGTTAGAGGACGAAGATGATGAGTTAGAGGACGAAGATGAGGACGGTGAAGATAGCAAAGAGGAAGAGTCAGACGCAGATGCAAATTCAGATAAATCAAATAATAATACAAATTCAGAATCAACTAATTTAGAATCAGATGATTCATCGTCTATAATTTCTGCAGATAGCCTTGAATTACCGGCAGCTGAATCACCCGCATCGAGTTCATCATCCGCTGGATTTGAAGAATATTACAAGGAAGCGCAGAAAAATGGAATATTTGCAATTAGTCGCCAAAATTCATTTGAATCAAACTTAGAAACTCTAGAAGAATCTGCATCAATTAAAAGTGCAGATAATTCTGAAGTATTTAAAATATCTCGTTTACATGGTGATTCGCATACATGTGACGGTACATCACATGACTTTGAAACAGGTGTTCGTATACAAATTGAATGTACAAATATGCCTGTATTATTATTATTTCAAGAAGCAGCAGATGGTACAATGGAATCATTATTAGAGGAAGAAGAAGAGCGTATAAATTCTATGATATCTCCTACATCAACATCTGATTTAATAAAGCCGTTTTCAATGTCAGATAGTATGGAAAATATTATGGAATTAATACATATTGAAAAGGAAGACCGTTGGTCTGCTTGGCT